TTATCTTCTGCATCCTCCTCTTTGTGATGTTTTGCAAACTCAATGATTACACTTTCGTCTGTTTCATCGACATTGAGGATATGCCTATTGCTTATTTCATCCATAGCTTTTTCCTCTTTGCTTGATAAAGGATGTGATTCAGGAAGCAGATCTAAATCATGCTTCCCACCTTGAAACCTCCCATTGCGTAAAGCAAACAAGAATGAATTTACTCTTGCGTATGCCCATTGCTCTGGAGATCCCACATTTGGCCTTACTGATGCTGGATTAGTTTTGTAAGCTCCAATCCCTCTTTCAAATACTGCCAATAGTGTTCTGTATGTTGTTCTTTTTGATGCCACATTACCAACATCTTCATTGTGATCATCTGCTTTTTTTCTTAATGCCTTTTCTACATTATCTGAAACTTGTCTATCTTGTTGAGCCTGGGATGCAGATCCATATTCTTTCCCTTCAACATATTTTATTGCTTCTAATACAACATCTTTCATTCTTTGTTCACCTAAGTTTCCAATCACTCCCCATTTCATCTGGGAAATTATTCCAGCAATATTTGATGGCCTTCCAGCTTTTGATCCATCTTTAAATTGAGATCCATCACCAAAATGTCTTGCTGCCCAGGCTTCTCTCTCTTTTATCCAATCAATAACACCTTTTGTTTCTTGGCCATCCCTGGCTTTAGTCCAAAGATTAAATGCTTCATTACCTCTGATGTTTCCACCAGCTTTATAAATATCTGGATCATTCTCTTTTACACCAGCTATGAAGTTGTAATCAAATTGAGGATAGTTTGAGTTTCTTAATGAAATTTTTTTATCCTCACCTTTAGTTGGAAAATCAGTAGCCATTTACAGCTCCTGGAATCATAGAGTGATGATAGCCTTGCCCACCAGATAGACTATCCCCACGATTTTTATCGTTGCCCTTCGCCCTAATCATCATCAGATTCTCCACCCTGGATATTTGCTTCAACAGGAAACTTAGATCCAAATGGTTGAAAAGCTGTTTCAATTCCATATTGTTCAGCTAATTCTTTTTCTTTTGAGTGCTGTTCAAATAGTTCTTCTGTATCTCTACCATAAGCAGCAGAAATATCTGAATAAGTTACAGTTCCATTTTGTAAACCCAAAATATGAGATTGCATTTCTTTTAGAGGATCAATCCAACTAAAAGATCTTGGAATGTAATTTACTTGATCTGCAAACTTATCAAATTTGGCTATGGGCAGATTTAAAGCTCCAGAGCTGATGGCCATTTCTAACCATCTTTTAAATATAGGATCTATAAAATGATCAATGCAAAATTGTTGATATAGGGCAAACATAGATCGATCTTCTAAAGCTCCTTGCCTAATACTAGAATAATTAACACTTGTTAAATCATTTGTTAGTGCGTGATAAGAAATATTTAAACCAGAAGCAACAGATCTTAAAACTGATTTTGTAAAAGATTCAAAAGCAGTTGTTGGATGTCCTGGATCAAAAACTTTAAAATCAAAACCTTCTGGCAGCTGCTCAAATGTTCCAGCACTTGCATTAGATACTGGAGCAAAAGTATCTTCTGCTGGATTATCTCCAACATATTCACTTCCAGATGGAGTTGTAAAAAATCCCATCTTGGATGCTCCTACTCTAGCTGCAACAATTTCAGCTTCCATATATGCTGAGTATTGCTTCATGTTGGCCATAACTGGAGCAACAAAAGAAACACCCCTTGTTTGTTCTGCCCTTTGTGGCAGATAGGCATGGATTATTTCATCAGCTGATACTCTTATATGAGATCTATCTGTTCTATAACCATTATCGTATGGATGGCCTTTGAAAAGATGATAGGCAACAGGTTTATCAAACTGATCAACTTCTACTCCCATTTTAATTCTATTGCCATTCTTTGATTCAACATTCATTGATTCGTCTAAATGATCTGCTTCTAAAAATTGTATTTGAAACCCATAAGGAGATTTGTTGGTTTTGAAGTGCCTTATCAATACCTCGCCATCTCTGGCCAAAGTTTCAATAAATAATTTTTGGCAGTCTAAAAAACTCAATCTTCCATTTGGAGTTGGAGAACCCATTTTCCCCCACTTCTTCCATTCTCTTTCAATAATATTATTTGCTCCTCTATCAAGAGATCCATCTTCATTTCTGGCTTTAGATGATATTCTTATACCATGCCTTCCAATAACATTACTCACCATTAGGTTTAGATACCTTGCTATAAAAGCATCATTCCTGGCCAACTCTCTGGCTCTATCTCTTAATAATCTTAGATTGTCTTTTATCTCAGCATCAGCTGATAAGCTGCTTACTAAAAAATCAGCAAACAGTCTGCCAGTATTAGCTCCTTGATAAGATCTAAGAAATTTTCTTTTCACTTTAGGTTTAGATCTTTTGAATATATCGTTATACCAGGCCACTATTGATTATGTCCTCTAAGTTGCTGCTGTTTAATTATTTTTTTACTCAGCTTAATATTTTTTTGATGTTTCATTGGTTGAGCCATTATGAATAATCAGTTGGATTAATTGTTTTTTGATTACCAAATAAAACTCTTATTTGATTTCCAGATGCTCTACCATTTTTGATTCTTTGCATCTTAAGTTCATTTTGATATTCAGTTTTATAATAATTTCTAAATTCCAGAAGATCACCAATACTCATTCTGCTGAGTGATCTACCAGCAATACTCATAGAGCTTTGATCCATACTGGCACGATTTTCCAAAACAGCTTCCACAGCATCAAGAATTTTCTTTGCATGACTTCTAACTGATGCTGTTGTAGTTGCATAGTTATCTTGAAATTCTATGAATCCTTCACCAACTTTAATCCTATTGCTGTTTGAATTTTTTGTAATATTAACAACATAGTTATATTGGCCTTTTGTATATCCAGCTGTTGTAGTAGATGCTATTTCTACTTTGTAATCATCACCATCAGCAGTAGCTGTAACAGTTATATTTGATGGAGAGCTGCCATCAATTAAATTAAATTCATAAGTGAGTGTATGTGTAGAGTTAGAATAATCAGATCCTAGATCTGTATTCTTC